CCACACACGATTGCCTCCATACATCGTCTCATTCGGACAATGTATTACCTCATAACGCATAACAAACTTTACGATTATCGTTCTACCCGAAATCAGTAAGATTGTTTATGCTATATTATTGTAACACCTTATCAAAAATTTTCAACATAAGGTGTTCATTTCGTGTACTCTTTTTTACACGTAACTTTAGTCCAAAAGAAAACAATTTCCTTATTTGGATGACGAGACACAAAATATTTTTCGTCAAATACCTTGATGGACTTGACAAATGGTAGAAAAAAGCCTATCATTTATAGCATGATAGACTAAAAATAATGAGTTCAGCAGGCAAGAAACTAGCGTAGTAACCAGCTACGCTTTTTTGATTGCTGGTAAGTGTATTATATCATGTTTTTACTGTATCCCACTGTATCTTTTCAAACATACATATCTGATAAATAGAAGCATCAAGTTACATGTCTATTTGTCAAAAACCGCTGAATTTGAAGAATAGAATTCACCAGTATTCCTAAAAAACACCTACTAAAAACTTTCAAAAAGGGAATTTTTTGCACGGAAGAGGCGAGCGTTGTGGAATCCGAACGATATAGCACCCCGTTCAAAAAGAAAGGGGGTGTTTCCGAATTTTATCACCCGCCGTCTTTATACTGCAATAATTCCCCATTCTTGAATATACAAGCAAAATCTAGCAAAGCAGTTTGTAATGTTTTGTAAAAACCTGACTCACTTATATTCATATCTTGGTATATACCGTAATCGGCTTTCTGTCGCTTGATATACTTTTCTGTCAGTATGTCACTGTGTAACTTATCCAAGTTTGAAATAGTTCGCTCTATCTCTTCCACTTCCTGACTTACAGCGATAGCGTTCAGTAATCTATCTTCTTGCGTGTTTCGGGTCGTTCCTGATTTTACCTTATCCGATACATTCCAATTACTCTGTAAAGTGGTGGTAGTGCGTGCTATGGTTTTCAATCGTGGATATTGTTTTAAGTACCGCTTAGTGATTGCTATGGTTTTCTTTTCGTCTATCATCGTATCTAAAAAAAATCAAGTTCACACCCTCCATCATGTCCAGCCCCAATAGTCTGCAAAGATTTCTGTAATTCGCTCCAAGCGTTTCCGTGTCGTCTTCTCGCTTGCTCCTGTTAGTTCAGCGATTTCTTCGGGTGTGTGTTCATGTATCCAACGAAGTTCAAATACTCGCGTCAGGGTCTCATCTAAGACCTCTAGCGTTGCTTCTACAGCTCTTTGTTGACACTCTAACCCTTTCAGCTTTATATCACTGTCAAAGTGTTCTACGAGCCACTCCGTGCGTTTATTCACTCGGTTTGTTTTGCTAGCTCCTACGTTTATGTCGGTACTGTGTTCGGTTTCTATTTCTAGCTTTCTTCTTGCTATTCTGCTTGGTAAGTGTCTATATCTCATTAAAACATTATCAAGGAATTTATACTGATTATTTGATAAAACCAACTGCATGCCCTCCAACTGTGATATAATAGTTTTAGGTTTTATTCACAGAGTCAGTGCGTACGCATTGGCTTTTTTTTTGTGTTTTCTCGTGCTTCGCTCGTGCTTCATCACGCGCCACCGTGTCTAAACATTATCTCTTTTAGATTGCCAAAAATGCCGAATACCTCCCTATTTTTCTTATCCAACCGAGCCTAAACCTAATCTGTTTTTACATAAGGTTTTATAAGGTTAGCAAAACGGCAAAAAGAGGCAGTTGCCTCTCTCTGCTATTCTGCCTCAGCGTTGTAATAAACAAGCCCGCTGTATTCGTTATCTTCGTCCAGTGACTTGAGTAGCCCTACACCCTTAGCACCGATTAAGTCTAGTGTTGAGTAGCCTGTCTCTGAATCCATTGGAATAGGGTCATCACTCAGCAAACGTTCTCCATAGTCTATTAACTCCAGTTCATAAGCCACCACCTTTTTCAGTAGGCTGTCAAAGTCCTCTGACTGTTTGAGTTGTTCCGTGCGTTCCAGGCGGTACTGGTCTTCAAGTTTTTTCTCAGGGTCGGTGTAGTAATCTTGGAAACTGTCACAAATCCGCTTGAATGTTTCAGTAAGTTCAGCATCTGCTATATATTCCGCACATAAGCGGTTGTGATCTCCGCCTGCGTTGTCATTGTGGTAGCTCACTTCGATAGCTGGTTGTTCAAATGTTCCTGTCATATAGCCCATAAGCGCGTGACCTGCAACTTGTGCGGTGTCAAAGTCTTTGAATGTGTAGTGGAATGTGAATGCTTTTGGTGTGTCTGAAATAGTTTTTAGTGTCATGTTATTATTCTCCGTTTCTGTTATTTGTACAAGACCAATAGGCCTGTGTTCGTTCCTAATTGCTCAAAATGTCCTGCGGTTGCTTCAGTATATTTCACGTCAATCACTTCAACAGTTGACATGAAGTCATTTACTTCCGTTTCAAAATCCTTTATGAATTGGCTATGCCTTTGATAAAATAGTTTAATTTTCATGTTTTTCCTCCATTTTTTGGCTAGACCTGTGATACTTTTTCAGGGGTATGTGAAACCCGTGACCCCACTCAAACCCTTGATTTTACTGAGTTTTTACAGTGGTTCATAAGGTATCAGGGATTTTACTATATATATTTACTATTTTTTTGTTTTTTTGCACTATATTTGTATATGTATTTTTTGTCTAATTATTATCTTTTTTTATTTTATCCTATATATACCTATGTGTACCTATGTACTAAGTAATATAATAGTAGATAAAGTATTGGTATAACTGGGTTTGTGAGGTATCGGGGGTTTGCTTAAAAGCTATGTAACCCCCATGTACCCCTTGATACCTCAAAGCACGTCATCAATGTTGCTAAATAACTTCAATTCTTTAGGTTGTTCACTTTCAGGGTTGTAACTTGTGAAGCGTTTAGCGTTGTTCACAACGTAAACAGTGACTAACCTATTTTTTATTTTTTTACGCTTTGACCCCACTCCGATGGTTTCCATTGCATTCTTTGCTTTGACTCCGTTGTTGCCGTAGGTCTTTCTATAAAGCTCTTCAACAAATAGATTATCAGTCCTTACAAGATAATCCTGTTCAGTCAATGTATTCAGTAGCAACATTTGAAAGTCATCCAGATCCACATCATTAAAAACTTCAACGGCTTTCCATTCGAATTTTTGCCCTTGCTCCATGAAATAGTCCAAGCTAGTCAGCAAGAAACCAATACAGCCATCTATCTTAGGAGACTTATCGGGGTGAGTGAATGCCTGCCAATATTCCGCGAAGACGGCTTCACGTTCTGCGTCTGTTTCGCCCTCTGGTCTGTCCTGGTACTGTATGAGGACCTTGCGTCCGTTCATTTCATCGGATAGCGATACATTTCTATTGGTATCGATACATAGCACGCTAGACAACTGTACAAGCCCCTGGTTTCCTCCGACGCTTCGGGCGACGTGTGTTTTTTCGGTTGCGATAATCTTCAGCACCCTCTCCACCCTGTCGCCTACTATGTCGCCTTGCTCCGTTGCCAAAGCCATCTCCCCGCCTGAAAACAAAGCCCACGCATTGAGTGCATCAAATCCTCTTGAGATAAGATTGTCTAATTCCACATCTATCTTGTTAAATAGTCCAGACAACGCTATGTGTCGCAAGCCTTTTCCTGTTCGTACTCCAGATTTTGAAATGAAGAAATTGGTCTTTGATCGTAAACCGCTGGCAACCTGGGCCATGTAGTAGGTTTGTAAAGTCGCATTGTGTAATGAAAGTTCATCAGCTATTACATACTTTAGAAACTTGTTAGCCATAGCCTGTCCATCTTTGGCGGTGTTGTAGTCCACTGGGTAATACTTAAAATAGGATTGTTCTTCATTTGGGTTAGTCCTGTAGTAGCGGTGTTCTTTCAAGTCAATAATAAAGTCATTCCCTGCTATCTGATAGGGCTGTAGCGTTCGTACTGGCTCAATTTTGATATTGCTGGCGATACCTGAAAGGATTTCCAGAACGTACTCCCCATCACGCTTGAAGCCATATAAGTTCTGTATGGTGATTTCATCCATTAGAACAGCTTGCTTGTTGTTTACGTCGTATAATTTACCACCATAGAACACGAACCGCCCTAACAGATAATCAGTTACCAACTTAGCAAAGGGTGAGAAATTCATGTCGTAAGTGATATGAATATACTCCTTTTTGTTGTCTCCTTTCCCTTTGGTCTTTTTCTCAAATGTTGCGGATATGTATTTTTTTGTTGTGCCATTCTGCTCGGTGATGTACATGATCCTGTTATCAGGAATGAATACAGTTTTTCCGTTGTACCAGGCATTATTCAAGCTATCAACTGCCACAATGTTATACAGTTGTCTCTTGTAGTCTGCTTTTAGTTTAGACTGTCCAAACTCCGCCTCATTCCAATTCAGTTGTAAAATCTCTTTTAATTGTTTCAAACAGTCACCCCCTCAAAAAATGATGTTGCCACTTGCAAGAAATAGCCTGCTAGGTCGCCCCGTTGGGTGAGATTGGCAAAGATTTCAATTGCGCCAATCATGTCCATACCGTTGATATAAAGCTCTCTGACCAAGTAAGCCACGTCAGCCCGTGAGTTAACGCCGTATTTCAGTAGCTCCGTCAACATTGGCGTGTAAATATAATCGATGTTGACCCGCATCTTATCCAAGTTGTGCCGTTCCAGCTTTCCCATCTTCTCTAGTAGTTCATTGCTTATCATAGCTATTTTTCTATCTCTGACCAACTCCCAACCGTTTACTTCTTCGGGGTAGTCTTTGACGATTGTCACCATTAGCCCTTGATAGACGAAACCAGTCATATAGGTATCAAAGGGCAAAAAGTAGTAGAACTTGTAGAAATCCCCTTTCTTGAGTGCTTGGGTTTCTGTGATAGGTAACTTTTTCATGTTCTCCTTGTTAGTTGTGATCTCAATTAGGCTATACATGTCACTTTCTCCGTTTCTTTTTGAGTTTCTTCAAACGTTGCTGTTCCTTTAGCTGGTCCAGGGTCGCCCTGCGGTCTTTGTATAATTTAATATCGTGATAGTGTCCGCCGCTGTCTGCTGGGTGTATGCTATACCTTGCCATTCTCTACCCCCAAAAAAATCAAAATATCACTCACTCTATAGAAGATTTTCCTAGTGTCTTCTAGTGGGGGCTGGTAACGTCTTAGCCCATTATCTTCCCAACGTTTCAAGGTCTTATCCTTTATGCCTAGTTCATCTTTAACCTGTTGAGCTGTTATTAGTCCAAGTAACCTTGGTTTGACTTTCTCACGCGCTTCCAGATAGTTCTCTATAAGCTCCAGAATGCCCGTTTTTAGGTCTGCTTCACTTTGTGCGGTTAATTCAAGCTTCATC